CCACCATGTTTACGCAAGTCACTCGACTTACCGGGCCAATAGCATCGCCGCTGATCGGAGCTATTGACGCACTGATTGAAGTAGGTTCCTAGCTCCGTGGTTGTCCTATCGTATGCAGACTTTAGGGCAACGACGTTTGGACCATCACTATCTACAAATGTCAGGGCGTGTTGCTGTTGAGTTTCTTGCATAATTTTGCGTGGGATATTGCGCTCTTGATAATACCATGAACGTATTCCTGCGAACGCCCTATCTTGTCTGATAGCTCATCGGGGAATAGTTCCGACGAGTTCTGCTCCTTCCATCGCTTTATCTGTTCGTGGCGCAGAAGTCTATCGCTTTGCTCAAGCAACCACTTGCGGCTAACCGTAATATCAGGTGCTAAGGAATTCGTGTCGGTAGCTGGTGCCGTTTTCATCTGTAATGACTTCTACGTTAATTTGCTTGCCCTCTAGCTTGTTAGTTAGACGGCGCGGAATGGCTACAATGGACTTACCTTCCACTCCCTCGACAGAAGCAAACACCCACTGTGGGTTGCGGGCTTGAGAAATAACATTGGCTTTAAGGAACCGAGGCTTCTCTGGCTCTGCGGCATTGAGCGTTTCGACACTTTGGATTCTGGCTTTTACACTTTTAGCTTTCATCAATATCCTCCTTTAGAACGAGTTCTGGGTTGAGTTGTTTCATCTACAAAGCGAATGTTGTCAATGCACGCATAGCGGATGACATCTATTGGGTCTTTCCATGCTTCATCTGTTCCGCCGTCTCCTGTGTATTCCTGAAGGGCAGTGATGATGTTCTGGCAATTCTCCGACACATAGAAGTGCGGACGGTTGAGGCTATCCATCTTGGTCTTACGATTGTAGGCCATCTTGCTTTGAATAGCTTGGATGCCGTCCTCAATGTCTAGCCCCGGCGCAGGAATGAATGTAAGCCCGTTGTCTGCTAGGTCTTCAATGATCGAACTCGCCCCGTTCTGAGATTGATACTTGGCTGCGCCAAGGCGAGGGTCAATGAGTCGTTCCGTTATTGTTTCCCCATTATCGCTCTCGCAGCGAGTAATTAGTTCAACGTAGTCCCTAATGCCATAGCCCAACCCTTTGTTGCCTTCTCCGCCTATCCATCGTCCTCCGTGCCACTTGGCCCAGTCTCCCACATTAACATCCGGCCACTCACGATAGACGTAGTAGGTTTCGCTTTCATCTACGGCTATCCAGCACATAAACCAATTCTTGCGCCCAGCCGGGTCTAGGACCATGTAGCGTGTTACGTTCTCACGCGGTATCTTGTCATGTGGTATGACATTAACCTCCCGCGAGAACATAGGGAAGCGGGTGGACGCACTCTTGGTTGGAACCCCGTAGGCTCGCGTTAGGATTTCTTCTTCGCCCCTACCTTGTAAGTCCTGAGCAATGCGATCATAACCACCAAACGGATTGTCCTTTGAATGAAAGTAAATGATTGCGCTATTCCCATTCGCAGCGTGCTGAATAAACGGAACCGGTCTGTCATTGAGGAGTTCCGCCGTTTTGGTTTCAACAGTTCTTGCTTTCTCAAGGTAGTCTCTAACCACTTCCGTGTAACCGTCAATCGGAGTGAACGTAACAATGACCTTGGCGTTACGGGTAGCCAATCGAAAACGCAGAGTGCGTAGTAGCTCAGGGCCAATGAGGTATTCATCACACCAAGCCCCAAGATTGAGCCATACCGGTTCACGACTGCCCAACTCCGCACCTTCCAGAATAGTATCGTTGTTAAGAAATTGAGCATAGGTCTTGAAGATGATGTGGCTCCTAGTCCCCGGCAGGATTAGACTACTCTTGGAGAACCCGTTCTTTCGTGTGTAGCTAATGTTCTCTTCTGCACTAAGGGTTTTCTTTCTAAGCTCTTCAGGGAGAGCATCGTAAATGGCGCATTGTTGCTGGCGAATAGACACGTCTGCGTTCTGCGCGAAGCACATAATGACACTACCGGGATTGTCCATTGCAGCCTTCACCACGGCTGTCGCTGCCCACGTTGTCTTAGACGATCTATTGCCGCCGCTCACAAGTATCTCATTGAAAGACTCTAACAACTCCTCCGCCTTCTTCCAGTGGGGTAGTTTGAACCCATACCTGTAAGGGTCTCGGATGCTGTTCTCTATTGCCTGATGGTAGATGTCGTAGAGACTAGCCAGAACTTCCGGCTGCATTTGCGCCATCTCCTCATTGGTTGGTGGCGCGAGAATGGCGTGTTTCCTCCAAATCATATATCAACAGCCTCCTTCTGAAGCGCGGCCCTAGCATCAGCTATGGCCTTCATAGCATCCTCCAAGCTAGGCTTCCCGGCCTTGTGCTCTACTACCACCTTGTTCTCCCCTAGAGCCTGCATACCCTTATCTACGGCTATGCCATAGGAAAGAACCAAGTCCCGAATGTTCACCTTAGCCAAAGCGTCAGGGTTGTTCGCCAGCATCTCTAGCTTCTGTTTAGCCAACAACCTAAGTCCCTCTGCCATCTCAAACCCATCAGCCGCCAGCTGTTTCCTTCTCACCTCTATGGCCACCTCATGCCGCGCCTTCACCTTACTAATCTGATTGAACGAGAATCCCGTAGCCTCAGCAATTTCTTCCCACGTATTCCCCTCCGCTAGTTGCTCCAAGCACAGCATAGCCTTCGTCGGCTCCCTTGCCTCTAGGGTGCGACAATCACTGTCCACTAGGGAGGACAATAGAACGGGACTAATGTTCTCTAGGCTCATACTTTAGACAAATAGATCATAATCGACTTATACTTAAAACAATCCAGACATAGGCTCATTGCGAGATCAATGCTAATAACGAGTGTTTATCCAAGGCAAGCGCAACATCGTTCGTAATGCGTTTAACGCGAAATCCACGGATAGCTGATAGGAAGTAGTCTCTACGACTGTCATACGCCATTTGCTCACTATCATCGTGATAGCCGCCATCTACCTCAAGACATAACTTCTTGCGACGCTTAAAGTAGAAATCAACAATGAAATGCTTGTTAGACGTACAGAAGCCTTTCTGAAAGCAATAGTCTTCACCAATACTATCAAGCAAGTCTTTAACGTAAAGCTCTGCCTTAGTAGCTTTGGCGATAAGCACACCTCGCCTTAAAGCTAACAAGCTTCGGTTGGAAGGACTACTGTTGATATTCATCTTACGCTTGCGTATGGATTGTACTGAGCCCCCGAAATTTCTGTCAAGCCATTTGTTCAACTATGTTTCCGTGTTTTCTTCAACTATGTTCTACGTTCTCCTTTTAGGAGGGACCATTTGAATTATTTTTTTATGGGGGCGTTCTGACCAATTACAATAACCCCACCCCCCCCCGACCGCGATCCCCCTCCCCCCCTCCTATTGAGACTGGGTCGCAACGTATGGGACAAGGGATGTCCTAGGTATCCAGCTCAAACCATGGGTAAGACATAGGATGTCCCAGCCGAATAGCCTATTGAGAATGAATCTCAGTCGCGAGACGGTTATTCGCGTATGGGAGGGAATGCATTCCACAGCATTCCACCGGGGCATCCTATAACCTGCCAGCAAGGGCATGAAGGCAGGGTTTGCCTTGCGCCTAGCGCTTGCCGTTGGCTCTCCTCTTTGAATGTGCTCTCCGCCCTTGGTTTGCTCTGTTCTTACGGTGTGAGGGTGAAGGGGCCGCAAATTTGGATGATGGGCCAACGAAAACAGCGTGCAAATCTTTGCAAGACTATCACTTAGAAACTAACTTACACGAAACAGATAAAAAGAATCGACCTTCGTGAATCGATCCCCATTCTCCCCACATAGCCAACGCATTCCGCAACGGCAAAACAAAAACAAATCAGATGTCCACTCCACTCCACTCAGCAAATAAGTCGTCACGCTATGTTTTCGTGAAAAAAGGTTCTCTCCGTGAATTTGAGGCCGCAAATTGGACCGATGCAATTAAACGTTTATCGGAGTTAACTAATGAGCCCAACGTAAGGGAATATCCCCACAACGGGTGGAAACACCTTGAAACCTTCCCCGCATATTAAAGAAAAGGAAAAAAACACACATGAAAATCAAACTCACCGGAACCTTCCGGCATTCCAAATTCGTCAAGACTCCGCTAATCACGGATGTGCTCCATTTGCAGGCTTACAAACGCGGGCAATGGATTCAGCTGGCTTGGTGTGACAAGCCAAGCCGGTTTTACGGCATGAGCGAAAGGGGCAACGTAACCGCATTCCACTTCCCCAAAGCGCACTCCGGTTTTATTAGCTATTGCTCCGCCAAATAACCCCAAAACAGAAAAGGAAAACACACATGAAAATTCATATGTTTCTCGGTTACGACAACCTATCATATACGGTTCAAGCATTATCAAAACTGGATGCGTTGATTCAATTAGATTTGGCGGGTGTGAAAATTAAGTGCTATCTCGGAGCGCAATAGCCTAGCACACCCCACAAAACCAACCCCTTCACCCTGCCTCCTTCCAAGGGGCGGGGATAAGGCATTGAAAGGGGGCGCGTTTGCCTTCTCAATTGACAGGAAACACACACACAAATGAAACGAACACTCAGCACATACGACGTAGCGGGCGAACTAATGGCGGATAAAAACGCGGCGTGGTCGCGGGCCGGGGCTTATGCTCTCGCCGAACACATTGAGGAATTAGAGAGAGAGCTAGGCGAGGAAACAGAGCTGGATGTGGTGGCGATCCGTTGCGAGTTCTCCGAATACGCCAGCGCAACGTTGGCCGCTAGGGAATACGGCAACGATCATTCCGCCGATATTCACAATGAAGACGACACGGAAGACGAGGACGCCGAAAAAAAGACCGAGGCTTATTGCCTCGAATGGTTGCAGGAACGCACGCAAGTTATTGAATTCGATGGCGGCATCATTATTCAGGATTTTTGAACCCATGAGCACACCAACACGGGAGGAACTGCTAGACACCATTAATGATTTGCAGATGGCCATGCAGATGGTGGAAATTGAACTGACATCGGGATATAACACACTGCCGCGTCGTCGCAACTTACGGGCGGCGGTCGAAAATTGCATGGACTGGAGTTTTTGCGGGCGTAAAGTCCTTGAACGGGCGCAATATAAAGCGGAGGGCAACGCATGAAGCGCACTCTGCTTATGCTCTGCCTTGCCTGCTCTGCCTTGCCCGCAAGGGCGGGCCTATGGGAAGCCGTTTGCACCGTTGAAAGCAACGGAAACCCGCTTGCCGTAGGGGATGGCGGACGTGCGGCGGGAATAGCTCAAATTTGGGCCATCACCGTGCGGGACGTTAACCGGTTCGCGGGGACTCGTTACACGTTAAACGACCGATTCGACCCCGAAAAATCACGGCAAATGTTTCGGCTTTACACGGAACACTATGCCAAGGGAAAAAGCGACGAGGTAAAAGCCCGAATTTGGAATGGCGGGCCTACTGGAAACAAAAAACGGGCAACGATTGCTTATTGGAACAAAATCAAAAAACACCTATAAAAAATGAAAACACACGACGAGATAAATGATGAAATGCGCGAACAAATAAACATGGAATTCCCTCGGCCCAAGGGCGGATTTTCATCTATGGATGAGGAAGACGCATGGCGCGAATCTCATGAGAAGCGGTTTATTGAATTGGTCTTTAGCTATAAACACCTATAAAAAATGAAAACAGATAAACTACTTGCAGAAAATCAGCTTGTCGGGGATGGGAGCGGCTGGGCCGCGTTGCGCGACTTATTTGAAACGCCTTCCGGCGATAGGTATAGCGTGAGGAAAACGGAATGGCATCCATGCGTTAGTCCGGCAGATAGGCCGTTCAAATGGCGATTTTTACAGGAGGCCGGAAAATGACACGCCTACTTCTTAACGCCGCGCTCTGCCTGCTTTCCATCGGCGCATTAGTCCTATGCCTCGCGGTGAGGCTTCTCAGATGACGCCTAAGCCCTATCGCTTGCCCAAGGTGAGGATTGTCGGACTCGTGCAGCCTCGCACCCTCGCGAGCCTTCAGGCATGGCGTAAAGCCTACGGAATACCCATAGGCGAGAGCCTTGACGCCTTGTTTGACCATGCAATGGCCGGGGAGGGCGCGTTTATTTTCCGTTTACCGGTAACTGGAAAGCCTAATAGTGAAAAACTTCACCAAAATCAGCCCTAATATCCAAAAACTTCACGAAAACGGCAATCCTTTGCCTGATAACTCAGATAAACCTCAATAAATGACACTATTATGACCGCCAGCAACCTCATCGGCCTCGGTTTGGCCCTGATTCTCCTTGTCCCCTTCGTTCTTTTCTGGCTCATTTGGCGAGCCGAGGATGACGACCATTGGGATAAATAAACAAAATAAATAAAACATGGACACAAATAACGAATTCCGCGCCGTAATCGGCACCCGCAAAATCTGCTACCCGTTCCACAACGGCCAACTCTGCGGCATCCTGCGCTACTGCCTGCCCTATGGGGTGATACCGGGCGTGACGATAACCGATAAGGCCGCGCTCAACGAATGGGTGGAAACAGAAATTGAACGGTGCATTCAGGAAGCCGAACAATTTGAAAAGGAGGCCGGAAAACCGCTTGACAACTAAAGTGTGATAGAATGGCCTCGTTAGGTAGCTGAATCAGAGCTAAAGGAAAACTTTCGTCTTTCGGTCTGTCGGACCGGATTCCCTAAGAACGCCCCTTGGTGCTGATTCCACCTTGGGGCACTTTTTTGCCCGGAAAAAGAAGCGCACCGTTCTGGGGGCGTATCAGCCAAATTGCTCCAGACGCCTGAAGCGGCGACACACTCAGCTTTGCTAGGACAGCGCGAAAATCCGTTCCCCAACTTTGAAGATTCGAGGGAGGGCGGTATGGAACTCCCTCTGGAGGATCATTTGGCAGCTAAGCGCATACCGAAGCCCCGATTCTTTTGGGGTAGTGCAAACGGGACTCTCAGACATTGGCCTAACGGCCTATGGAATCTTCTCTGTCGGATATTTGGCAGCTTACCTAGCCGCGAATTGCGTAGCGGCGTCAAAACAAGAAACAAACATGCGGGAAACCCCTAAAAGGGGGTTTTTCGCCTCATTTAAACATGAATACAACACCTACAGAAACAAGCATTAACCCTGAACAAACCGTCTTAATGCCTAAAGAAACAGTCATTAAAACCAGAATAAGATTGCCTACCAAAAGAGGCTGGGCCGCAATGAAAGTTGCGGACCTTTTCAAATCACAGAAAACCCTAAGAGAGCTTTGCAGGGACCACGGAGCACCGCTCCACCTAGCAAGACACTACCTCTACCAAAACAAAACAAAATGAAACTTGAAAAACAAAGAATTGCCATCGCGGAAGCGTGCGGCTGGAAGATGCACGATCACCCCGACTGCCTAGCCAAGAAAGAAGGCTGGGTTTCCCGTGGTTGGGAAACTTGGGTTATGAATCCTAGTGGGCTTTTAGTGTTCAAGCATGACATCCCCAACTACCTCAACGACCTCAATGCTATGCACAAGGCGGAGAAGGTGCTGACCAAAAATAAATCCATGGAATATGCCTTTCGTTTAGCGGATTCGTGGATTCTTAACGGTGAAGATAAACAACCCGATTTAGTTAGGGGATTTTGCGCCACTGCCGTCGAACGTGCCGAGGCTTTCTTGAAAACGATTGGCAAGTGGGAGGATGAAGCATGAGCACAGCAAGTATTTGCCTAGACCTAATCTTCCGCCATGCTCCGCGCCTTATGCGCGAGGGTGGGGGACCAATCGAAGAAGACCGGAAAACGAACAAGCTCTCAGCCAAGACGATTTTCGCTATTCTCGAAATGCGAAAAAGTGGCATGCCCATTAAGCAAATTGGGAAGGAATTGGGCGTAAGTAGGGCCGCAATTCAGGTCCATTGCCGAAAGAACGGAGTCAAACCTCTATGAACATATCAGAAACGATGGCTTCCGTCAGATTTTTGATGGGAAAATACTACAAACGATTTGCGGACAACCCCATTGCACAGGGTAAGAGCCGGGAGTTTGCCTCACGGCCTAGAATTGACGCCAAGAAAGCCCTAGCCGTTGTGCTTGACTGGCGAAAGGGGCTTAGCCGTAAAGATTTATGTAAGATACACAGCCTAAGCCTGCCCTCTGTTGATCGTTTGGTTAAGGCGAATAATTACAACTGCTCACCCACGTTAGAAAATGTTAGCTACAAAATAAAGAAATGAACAAAGAAAAACAAAGAATCGCCATCGCTGAAGCGTGTGGCTTCAAATGTAGCGAAGACTCGCACGAATTGCGACAACTTGTCGCGCAGTTCATCCCCGACTACCTCAACGACCTCAACGCCATGCACGTGGCGGAGAAGGTGCTGACTTATGAACAGGCCGAAGAGTTCGTTGAGCAGTTGTATATTGCTGATCAAAAAAACAACTTAGCCGAAAACCCACCTCCGTGGAGATTTAATGTTGCTAGTGCCACCTCCGCCCAACGTGCAGAGGCTTTTCTTCGCACAATTGGAAAGTGGGAGGATGACAAATGAACAAAGAATCCATCTTCATCGGGGCGTGCCTAGCTTGCCCTGAACTCATTGACGACGGCATAGCGCAGGGGCTATCGAACGCGGCCTTTGGCCAAGCCCACCGCACCCTCTGGCAGACCCTTGTGGGGCTGCGCTCCAAGGCCCAACTCACCGACTGTAACAGTGTTTACCTAGCTTTGGGCGATAAGTGCCCTGCCGATGAGCTGTTTGCGGCTGAAAAAGCCTGCCAAAGTAGTGTGACGGGACGTAAAGCCCTTAAAAGCCTGATATGGGAGGGACAGCTAGCCACCCTTAAACCTGCCCTTCAGGACACGATTGCTTGCGTTTTACGGGGCGGGAAGGCCGAGGAGGTGTCTTCGTTGGTGGAAGGGCTGCAAACCCACTTAAAACCCACAGAATCGGAGGCTCCAAGCCTCACCCAGCTCATTACGGAGGTTAAACTATGGGCTGAGCAGGAAATTGCGGGCACTAGGGACAACCGGGACCTCGTAACTACCGGCCTGCCTAGCTTTGACAAGCTCGCCAGCCCTATGGAAGCACATGAATATGTGGTGGTGGGGGCGCGGACGAGCATAGGCAAGTCGTCCTTCATGTCCCAGATTGCCAGCCACAACCTCAACCGGGGGCTTAGAGTGGCCTATTTCACCCTTGAAACCTCAGCCGGGGCCGTAGTGAAGCAAATCGCGGGACAACGAGCCAAGATTAACTTGCGGCAAATCAACCAAGAGATGAGCGATAGGCAGCAGGAATACTTCAAAGCCCTGAAGCGACTAGGCGAGCAACACCTCCGAGTGTTCGACAAGGATATGACTGTTGGCCAAATTGAGAGCCGTTGCCGCCTCCTCGCCGCAAGCTGGAAGCCACAGCTTGTAATCATTGACTACCTCGGTCTCATCCGTGGCACCGATGGGTCTGCCTACGAACGCATGGGGCAACTAAGCAAAGCCATGATTCCGCTGAGGAAAACCCTTGGATGCGTGCTCATGGTTGCGGCACAACTCAATCGCTCTAACGAACGGGAAGATAGAGCCCCAACTCGTAGCGACTTCCGTGACGCTGGCTCCATTGAGGAAGACGCGCACCGTGTTCTTGCGCTGCACCGGCCTAGCAAGTCTCACACTGGAAACGTGCAGGAGCTAGGGCAGTCGCACTATGACTACGAGCTGTTACAGCTCAAGCTGCGTGATGGTCCGCTTGCTTATTCAAGAATCAAATATCTAGCCCCTCACACTTGGTTTTTCGAGGAACAGGCATGAAACAATACGATCTTTTTGGAAACGAAATTACAATAGAAAAGGCTACCGAGAAGCCAGTTGCAAAAGTTGAAGAAAAAAAGCCGGAAATAGTTCGACAGGAATCAATCAATAGACCTTTCTCCGTTCTTCGGGTAGATAAAAATACAACGTGGATATTCCACGACACCTAAACAGATGAACATAAACATAGACAATACAAGACTGCTAGGAATCGGGGAGACTGTTCTCCCTACCGACTACTGCCACATTGACGGCGACTTCATGCTCGTTGACCACCCAGAGGTAGGCCACATCGTTGACGGCGACGAGATGTATGAATACAGGCGCGGCCTCCAAGGTTGCCCCTACGAAGCAATGTGCGCCGAACTCGGCCTAATCACCCAGCAACAGAAGAACTCTTTTCGTAGAATCTGCGAAGAACTCAAGAACCTAAAACATGAATAAGACACTCCAAGAACTAGCGAACACGGCACCGGGAAGTTTCTTCTCCGGCACCTTCCAAGCAAATGTGAGCGGTTGCAAAGCCGTGAGCACGAAAACCGGCAAGACTTTCTACAAAGCCAACCTGTCAGGGGATGGCGTAGAAGTCTCCGCCACCTCGTTCTCCCGCGATCTCAGCCCACTGGAAGGCAAGCTCGTTAAGTTCGGCGGCATGGGCATCAAGCGCGGGGACGACTATCAGGGGAAGGGTCAAGTGGTTTTGGGCGATAAGTCAATTATAAGTCCAGTTGGCGAATCAGTCCAATCTGCGCCCGCCCCAACCGTCACGGGAATGCCCACACCATACACCCAAAGCAGCCGGATTGAAGGAGTCACGGTAGGCATGGCCATTAACAAGGCTGTGGACATCCTTATTCCTAGTGGTGTCCATATCGACGAGACCTCAGTTTGGCAACATGCCTCCATGCTCATCCGCGTGGCCCAGAAGCTACAAGCGGGCAACCTTGCACCAGAACCCAGCAACGAACCCTCCGAAGAACAGCCATACTAATTTGTCGCCGGTATCGACTTAAACCAGAACCCTACGAGCCCGACCGTGGGCGTGCGAAAATACGCGGTCACTTAAATAAACATGAACAAAAACGACTATCTAATGGCCCACTCTCTAGGCAGACTCTTAGGAGCCTGTGAGTTTGTAGGGCTTTACGGAAAAGAAATGGGAGTCGATGTACTCCATGAGCAGTTGCAAAAACTTGCAGCTCTTAGCAAAGAAATCTCAGCAGACCTAGAAAAAAACAAACAACTATGAAAACTACTAACGACGGAGGCCCGGCGTTTCCTCGCCCAGAGTCACGCGGCACCAGTGGCGCCATAACCTTGCACGGCCAAAACGGCATGACCCTGCGCGACTACCTAGCGGGTCAGGCGTTGGTGGGATTGATGAGCGACCAAACAATTAAAGCCATGCCTGATGATTTTGCGGAATCTGCCTATCTAGCAGCTGACGCAATGCTAGCCGCACGGGAGGGCAAACAATGAGCTACGCACTTACGGGCTCCCCGTCGATTAAACCCTCAATCACCTTTGGTGTGCCGGGTAGAGAAGTGCTCCGCATCACTGCTGATGGTCATATGATTATTGGTGAAGGCATGAGTGCATCCGCAGCCACGCAAGAAGCTGCAAAAATGTTAGTCGAAGCCTTTAACGAGAAGTTTGAAGAAATGGTTCAACAACGCATCAAAAACATGGAGACAAACAAATGAGCGAACACTATTACACATTAGACGGCAAAGCCTGCCACACGCAGGCCACAAAGAAGGGGGCCAAGAACCCCACGAGACCCACCAACTTAAAGGATGCACGGGAGCAGAAGCTCCTGCCCTCAGTGACAGCCTACACGAAGATGTTGGCAAGCCCCGGCCTAGAACGCTGGAAGATGAGCAAAGTGGCCGAAACTTGCTTCCAGATGCCTCCACACCCCGGTGAGGAGATGGGGGACTACGTTAGGAATATGCTGGAGAAGTCCAAGCAGGATGGCATGGGCGCAGCCGACCTTGGCACCACCATTCACGCGGCCATTGAGGGCAAGCTGAAGGGACAAGAATACTTCGACCACGAGGTAGCTCTGAACGAGGAGCGTAGCTGTATGCTATCTGAGCTAGTGGAACCAGCCTTCTCTAAGCTGGAAAGCCTGAGCATTAAGGTAGTCAAGGCTGAGACGGTGCTGGTAAATGCTACGCAAGGCTACGCGGGGACCACCGACGTAGTGTTTGAATCGCCCTACGGCAAAGGCATCTTGGACTGGAAGAGCAAGCGGACGAAGCCGGAAGAACCCATCTTCCCCGGCGAAACTCACCCCATGCAACTTGCGGCCTATTACATTGCCCACTACCAAGACTTGTTCTTCACCGATGCCCTCTGCATGAACATCTACATCTCCACCACTGAGCCGGGACGCATTGACGTAGTGAAGTATGACGGGGCGCAACTCATGGAGTCCTACAAAGACTTCCTCTGTCTCACACGTTTATGGAGACGCCAGAACAATTACGACCCGCGAGTAGCGTAAACTACTTCTTGCCGAAGAAGAAGAAGAGCTTGGGGCTTAAACGAGTAAGCTCCAAGCAATCGGCAAGGAACAAGGAATACACCAAACTGAGGCGCATATTTCTGAAGGATTCGCCCTTCTGCGCCATATGCAACCAACCAGCCACGGACATCCACCACAAGGAGGGCCGGGGCTCTAAGACTAACGAAACAACGACATGGCTGCAAACCTGTCGTTCCTGCCACACTAACATTCACTACCACCCTAGCTGGGCTAGGGAACAAGGCTACCTACTATGAAACCAAAAATTGACCAACTAATCAACCACATGCTCGGGGACTGCATCCATTCGGATAACCCCACCGATCTTTACAACGCCCTTGTAAGGCTGGAGAAGGGCTCTATCGCTCTCCTCAACATTGCCCGCATTCACGAGCTGGAACACTACATTCCAGACACCGGCCATGAAGTGTGAACTGATTGGACGCTCGCAGATAGAATGCGAATCCGCCGACCGGGACGTAAAATACACCATTGAGCTAGACGAGAATTGTCCCAACGGAGCTTGTAATTGCGCCGACTTCATGACTAGATGCCAGAAGGAATGGGACCGGACAAAGAAAGTAGTGGAATACGGCAACCCTCAACGAACCAGATGCAAACACATAAACGCAGCAGTAATGTTCTTAGGTAACACAGTGATAGCTAGTTTTAACAAATAAAAACATGAACCCACCCGACCAACCCACCCTCGCGCCGACGCCGCGCACGGATGCTGAGCAATGGGAAACCGTTGACGAGGTCCGCTGTTTTGCCCGCACTCTCGAACGCGAACTCACCGAAACCGAACGCCTGAGATTTGGTGCAGATGCGGACCGCCGCCGCCTCCGCGCCCAGCTTGCGGCCATCGAAGAGGATGGGACTGAAGAGCATAATGCTGCCGTGGGTCTTCGGCAAAAATTGGTTGCTGTATTAGACCGCGCCGAGAAAGCCGAGGCCGACAACGCCTATTGGCAAAAGCTACTCCTCATGTCCCGCGACGACCGCGAGATTGACTTGATTAGCGAAATTGAGGAGCAAGCCCGTCTGCTTGGTATGTCAGGGGAACGAGAAGCCGACCTATCGGGAAAACTTGGACGCCTTGAAAGCGAACTCGCGGCCATTAAAAATGGGCATGGAGAGCTTGGGAAATATGAACAGCTCAGGCTAAAGAACGCGGAGCTTCAGAGGGATAAAGCGCGGCTGGATTGGTTGGCCGTTTCCGACACATGGTTTGATTATCCGGCCACCGAATCATTCAACCCGGAAACATTCCGTGACGCCATCGACGCGGCCATGAAAGGCACGCCATGAACCAACCCCGCACCTACGCCATCCTTCAAGCTAAAGCCTCCCTGCTCTCCGGCATGGGGTTTAGACTAAAGCTGTGGCAAGATGGCGAACTCTGGAGATGGCAATGGAACAACGGGCTGGCTGGATTTACTGACGCTCAGAGCAAAGAGATTGCCCTAATTTTCGCCTTAGAAAGCGTATGATTTTCCCCGTGCTATTGCAAGCCGAGTCTCAGGAGTATAGCTTCCCAATGGGTTGCGAAAGCCTGAACACAGCGCATGGACGCTTAGGGTGCTGGAAATTTCCGGCCCTTCCATGCGGCGTGGTCTGTTTTAACCTATGAAAACACAAGATCGAGATTACTTCAAAGAAGAATGCAAACGCTTACAAGCTGAGCTTCGTTATCGGTGGCAAACCGACCACCCGCTCGCGCTCGCAGCTCGCAGAGAAAACCAGAAACTCTACCGTAAAGACGGGAAGCGTTTTGTCAGAGTTAACGACCCCTATGCCCTTGATGGGCTTGGAGAGGGGTTTTGGCTCATTAAAATAGAGGATGGATGCACATCTATTCGTCAGGAAATAGTGCCGGATAAGGTGGCTATCCACGCCGCCGCAATCTCAATGGAGGATGATCTTATTACCATCATTGCAGAAGCTTGTGAGGCTAAGCCTGTAAAACTTGTTTTGTCAGACGAGGAGAAGAAGGATTGGGAGTGGTTCATCGCTAAACACGGTAAGAGTTTTAGCGTTTTGAATTACCCCTCGTTTCAGAAAACAGCGGAAGAAATCATTAAAGTCTTAACAGGCAAAGCAACTGATAAACAATGAATGACAAGCCCTACTGCAATGGACAATGGACTGCGGCTCGCAAGAAGAGCTTCATCACCTCTGCGTTGCGTAGGGCTTCGTCTCGTTGGGCTCCGAAGTTCACATCAAAAAAAAACGCTAGGACTGCTAGAAACACCTACACCTGTTCCCTGTGCTCAAAAAGCGTAGGGAATAAGGACATAAAGATAGATCACATCCACCCTGTAGTTGACCCGCTTAAAGGCTGGGTTAGCTGGGATAGCTTCATTGAACGCTTGTTTGTGGAGAAGGACGGCTACCAAGCCCTTTGTGTAGCCTGTCACCAGATTAAGACATCAGAGGAAAGACTTGTCCGTAAAGCTGCTAAACTCAAATAACATGAAGAAATTTGTCATAGTCGCAGACATTCACGGCAACCATGCAGACCCTCAAGCCACCGCCGCCGCCCTAGCCTTCACCAAAGACTTCAACCCTGAGATAAGGATTATAGCTGGCGACCTATGGGACTTCTCAGCCATCCGTCAGGGAGCCTCAGAGGAAGACCGGTCTGTAAGCATGAGGGACGACTTTGACGTAGGGGCAAAATTTGCCGACTCTTTCTTCAAGGGAGGAAAGGACAACACCCTAATGCTGGGCAACCATGACGTGAGAGCATGGGACTTGGCTGAGTCCACAGATGCCGTTAAAGCCGATTTGGGGCAAAGAATGGTTAAGGACATACAAATGGTGGCAAAGAGGAACAAAGCCTCTCTAATCCCCTACGATAGCCGCCTAGGGGTTGTTTCTATTGGCCATTTGAACGTGGTTCATGGCTTCCACACGGGAATGTCAGCTTGCGCCTCCCACTCCCGCATCTACGGCAACGTAGTTTTCGGCCACTGCCACAGCATAGAGTCCTATCAAACCCCCGGTTTAAAGCCCCAAGAAGCCCGCTGCATAGGCTGTCTGTGCGACCTCAACCCCGGCTACGCCAACAGGAAGACAGGCAAACTCCGTTGGAGTCACGGCTGGGTCTATGGCTGGGTAGAAGACGACGGAAGCTATTCCATCTTTCAAGTGCGCGGCATCAATGGCAAATTTCGCGCTCCCACAAACATAAAAACCTACTAATGAAAACCAACCCTTGGACTGAGATGGACAAACTAATGGCGGAGGACACTGTATCCCGTAAGGACGGGTGGTGGTCCATGCAAGATTTCATGGACAACTACAAATGCCCTAGAACCACAGCCCGCTCACGAATTGAGTCTTGGCTTGCCCTAGGTGCTCTTGAGAAGAGAGCAGGAGTGTTGATGGACGGAAAACGCGGCTCTTACTATCGTTACGCCAAAAAACCTTTGTAATGGTGTTAAAGAATAACATTTCAGGGCTACCCACCTGACGAGGTGGGGGCAATCCTGAGGATGGGAGTTTGAGCCTCCCTTACAATATCCTGTCTGCACTGAATATCGGGTTCATCCGTGAAAGCCGAAAGGCTTCTAGGTGCAGATGGGAACTATTTTATGAACAACCTGTCCCCCAACGACCCGCTCTATTGGTTTAAGAACCTACCTAAAGAGGTAAGCGTCTTAGTTCAATTGGAGGACGATAGGCTTTTAGAGCTACCCAAACACTACAAGTTCAGGATGATGGGGGTGAACGAAGAAATGATTGCCCATTGTGAAGTGGTGGGAGGAGCCAATTGCGGCCTCCGCTTCTACCTGAGCGGGAATGGGATTAACGCGATGGAGCCTGCTGATTAGCTTTTTCTTGTGCCTGTTTAACTCGGGCCTGCTCTTGCATAAGCCTGCTGTCATTCACAAGAATGATGGCCTGTTGAGATGGGAGCATAGCTACACTGTCCGAGAAAGCACGGGTGAGCCCCAGAATTGGGTCAGCAAAATCGGGCCTCGTAACCACCATAGCAAGGGAACGATAGGCTCCATTACCTGCATAAGTAGCAAGGTTTCTAAGGAAGCCAGCTTGTCGGCCTTCAAATCTCGGGAAGGTTCCCTTTGCATTTTGAAGACCAGCCACCATGCCGTAAAAATTACCTAGGTTTGTAGCGTAATTGGTTCCCTGTTTCATCATCAAAGCGTCGTCTAAGGATGAAATGCCTTTGAGCATAACATCAAAACGCTTTGAGTATTCGTCTCCCATAATTTTCTTAACCTTAGCGTAATCTGCACTTTCCAGATATTGCCTGACGGCTTTTACGTCAACTTGTGTAGAGGAACCAGCATACTTCGCAGGGACAAGAAAATCCCTCAACTGATTCGCAATCATGTTCTCGCTAACAATTAGCGCAGCATCAGGATTGTTCTTCCTCAAATGAGCCATCCATGCCGTAGCCGCAGGGGTTTCAGATTCCAAAATAAAATTGGTGATTGTTTGAGTTGTTTTAGAAGGGTCTCTAGTAAGACTAAAATTGCCCTTCCCGCTGAAGATGGAGTATTCCGGATTGTCTGAAACAGATTTAAACACTGCTTTTTGTGCGTCGTTGTCCATCCCGGCTTTCTTAGCAAAAGCCCTAGCTTCAGCCAAAGCAACATTAGCCGCGCCTAGTCGTCCCGATTCACGATTGATTGTCGCTTCCTTAACCTTGTTGCTAAAAGCACTTTCTGCCAGAAACCTTCGGATTTGACTATCTTTAGTGTTCACCCCTAAAGCCTCTTTACCACCAATGAGCACCGATTGAAACCGTGGGTCATCCAAAGCAAGGGCAATGTCGTCAGGACGCAATTCTCCCGGCTTAAATGATTTAACTGCTCTCGACCAAGCTCTAACCGCTTGTTCATCACCAAAGCCCAAACTCGCAACATCAAAGTATTGCTTCATGTCCTTGTATTGAGACATCTCGGAAACATCTTCCGCCACTCCGCTCCAGTTGACTCTGCCCGCACTCGTGTTTTTCTTAAGCAATTGAGTTTTAATAGCCTTAACAACAGGGGTTAAAGCAACAGTCCTTACGTTCGGGTCTAGTTTACTAACCGCATTTACGAATGAAACATATTGAGCAATGTCGTCGGCTTTTCCGGCAATTAAATTGGTCGCCAAACTGCCAATAGCATCATCTGTAATCGTTCCCTTCAAAAGTGAGTTGCCCAACTTTGAATTGAGGATTTCAGACGTTTCCCGGTAGTATTGCTTGAAGGCATTGTATTGCTTAATTAGAGACTTACCATTAGGCAGTTTTTCAATTTGCCTAGATACTGAATCGCTTGCAGCCCCATACACTTTAGCTGCCATTGCCTCGGCCTTGTTGTATTGGACCTTTTCACCCAAACTCAACAAATCGCTACTAATGTCGTTCCTAAGCTCTCGGAACTCATCCATGCTTAACATGGCTGGAGTTGGCGCAGCCTTTGGAACATTACCAAAGCGGTCTATGGCTATGAGGCTTTCAGGCTGTTCCGGCTTTCGTCTGTTTAAGTATCTGGAAACGGTAGCCATGATGCTCTTACCGGCATCCGTGTCTAAATCATCGCCCAAAGAAGCCTCAACCGACTTTCTGATTGATTCCCCGTTAATGAAACTCCCCTGCTTGTTTATATCCCTAGTCATTAGGGATGCCGTTTGTTTCCTCAAGGCAATCGTGTTTTCTAACTGCTCTGAAACCTCTTTTGCGTATTGAGTTGAGCTAGCACCAATAGTGGAGTCAAAAGCCATCAAATCAGTCAACGCACTTGCTTTAGCGGAGACAGCATTGAATTGGCTAACCAAGAGTTCATCAGTTGCTTTCTCCAAGAACTCAGGGGAAAGTGTTTCCTGAGCTTGTGCCAGTTTTGCGTTAGCATCGTCCAATGCCGCTTGAGCAGAAGTGAAGCGTTTGTATGCCTCATCATACTTGGGCACAACATCTTGAAATTGCTTTGCCAGAGCCTCATTGGTTGAAAGCTCAGGATTGGTGGCCAACTGTCTCTTAACAAACTCCGATGTGTCAAAAACCATACCCGCTCTTTGAGCGGCCACTGATGGACTGGTAATTGCAATAGCCGCCTCCAAGTCTCCCAATTTATCAGGGAGTAAAGCTCCCAAAGGTGGGTTTTTAATTCCAATAGACTCTAGGAGTCCTCTGGTAGCCCTAGCGTCTTCAAGATTGTCCGCAATGTTACCAGTGCTTCCCGAAAGAAAACCTAATCCAGTGCCAAAAAGAACAGGTAGTTTTAATCGTTCAAACATCTCCTTTGGCCCCATTGGCTCACCGGTATTTATCAAACTTCTTGCCTGTTCAGCACCACCAAATACCGCCGCCGTAGCACCACCGGTTTTTAATGCACCCATAAAAGCTCGGCCTAGAAAAGACGTTTGCTTGCCCAATCCCAACTGTGGAAGAAGATTGCTCGCGCTAGCAAAAGCAGCCTCACCCGCCGCTTCCCTATCGGTGGTTGAAAGACCCTCTATCTTTCTAGCCAACAGTTCACTTGGAGCTGCAATGGTTGAAGGCGCAGCCACCCGTCCCCTAGAAATAAAACTAGCAATAATTGGAGGAGCATTTCTTACGGTTGCAGCCAACATTTCTCGCCCAGTTGGAGCTGCCGCCGACATCAATTGCCCCTCATCAAACGAGGGGTTCGCCATATCTCTTTCCAAAAAGGAACCAATGCGTTCCGTAAACGTAGTTGGAGCAGCCTTTACGGGCGCAACTGGAGCCGTTGCAGCTGCGTCGAATTGGTCAAAGGGATTAGCCTGTTCATCAAACTGGTCAAAAGGGTTTTTAGCCATTTTTTAATTTCCTAGCACTTGTTTGGCGGCACCAGCACCATATTTTTCGTCAAAAGCAGCTCTAGCGTTAGGGTTTTGTTTTAAGTAATTTATTGCTCCTTGGGTGGGCGTGGGCTTGCTAGCGGCAGATGGAGCGTTTGGAATTAGGGAACCAATATCGTTGTCATACCTATCCTGACGAGAAATAATTTGTTCCTGAGCTTTTTGTCGGTCAAGTTTACCAAGTCTGTAATCCTTGGCAATCCTCTCCAAATCGCGGTCAAACTCATTTCGTTTCTTTGAGAACGTCAGGATTGCTTTATTGGCTACTTCAGACTTACCAAGCTCGGGACCAAAACTTTGGAAGAGTATGTTTTCCGCATTAGAAATAGAACCCTTGGTTTGTTGGTAATACTGCAAAATCATCTGACCAAACATGGCATTTGCTTGTTGAGCGTTCGCCAGAGCTGCTTCATCAACGGGAAATCCAATTGCCTTACCCACTGAACGAAATTGAGCTTTAGCAGCTTCACCAAATCCGGTTTCTAGTTTTCCGCTGTCTAACAAACCCAAAAGGGAGTTAATTGCGGGAGCAACCTGTCTAGCTGCTTCACCTGTCTGGATAATGCGATCAATTTCTTTACCGAAAGATTCCAATCTAATTTTTGTTTCATCATCTGGAACCATTCGTTGCGCTGCCTTAAATTGAAACCCACCGGGAGCATTTTCCACCTGAACGACTGAACCGGGATTGGCAGCTTCACCGGCTATACGGGCTGCGTCAGCGGTTGGATAGACTGTTGCTACTGGTTTGATTCTGTTAACAAGATTTTCGGCTGTTTCAGATTTTGTCTTTGCAAGTCCAGCAGCCAAGACTTCGCCTTTAAATTTGGCGGTGGGCGTAACCTGATTAACCATAGAGAATGGACGGCCACCGGCTTCCGTAAGGGCGTTAGCGTATTTAGCAGCTTCATTTTCAGCTGCATTTTCCATTGTGGTTTTTAGACCAGCGGTTAATACTGAACCAAAAATGTTACCGAGCATGGACGCACTTGCGGCTTGCTGGGAAAGCGAAACATTCGGATTGCCAAGACCTTGAGTAAATTCTGGAAGTAGTTTTTTAACTGACTCAGGAATATCTGGAGTTTTTCCAAGCACCTCAAGTATTTTCATTCCAGAAGCAATTGTATCCTTGTATTTGCGTTCTTCTAGCTTAAGTTCTTTTGCTTCTTTATATTGCTCCCTCATTCCAGCTGCTGCTTGCTGTCCAAGCCCAGCCAAGCCCTGTGCAATGTTCTCAGCACCCCGCGCCTGTGCCTGAGCACCCTGCATAGCCCCTTGCAAGAAGGGGGTGAAGTCGGTGCGACCTAGAGCCGCATTTACCTGTGAGCCAGTTTGAAAAGCCATAAAGTTATTATAAGCCCGGGATTTTGCCAGCAAGCTTACCAAATAGACTTCCGCCACCAGTCATAGGAGCCGCTGCAAGAGCACCAAGACCTTGGAACGCTCCGCCAATCATAGCACCACGAGCCTGAGCTTGTGCCCCAGCCAGAGCTGCCTGAGAGCCATAGATGGACGCATTGTAGTTGGAGAGATTGCTTGCGTTCTGGAGGGCCAAATTGACGCCAGCGTTAGGATCGCTAAAACGAGGACCAACCTGTTGCCCACCCTGTTGATAGGCCAAGCCCTGCTGTCCTTGTGCATATTGCATAGCCGAAGAAGGACGGCCAAGAATGGACATAAGTGGACTGGAGAACTGTTGATTATACGACTGGGCAAGCTGTCCCGCGCCCATAGCTTCCTGACGCTTAGACGACAAGAACCCTTCCCGTCCCAGAATCTCTGCTGCTACGGACGATTGATCGCCAATGCGCCCTCTAGCCATACCTGCACTACGGGCTTGCTGTTCAACTAAACGACGTTGCTCAGGGGTGAGTCCTTGGGACTGCCCATAGAGCTGCATAGCCAATTGGTTCTGTTGGTTGGCAATAGCCGCCGAATAGGGATCGGCTTGGCGCATAGCCTCCGTCACCCCAGACCCATATTGACCAATGGCTGCTACGTCTCCAGCCCGTTGTTGAGCCAAGGCTTGACGTTCAATTTCACCCAACTGCTGAGTTCCTTGCCCCAAAAGGTTAATGCCACCCTGTTGATATTGCCCAATGTCGGCCAAGTTAAGCGCGGCATATTGAGGACGATATTGCTGCTCCAATCCAAAGGTTAACGCTTGGAGTTCTGGATTGGCAAACTGCTGCTGATAATCCAGCATGGATTGACCCGCATTCACGCCTGTGGGCGCAGGGGGAGGAGTGGGTGTTTTCGTCTTACTCATTTGTGCTTTAGTCTATCATAAAGCCGTGCAGCGTCATAGACGGCCAACTGTTGAGCTTTAAGCCCCTTATCCCTCATCCAAGCAATCTTAGGCAAGAAGAACGGAGCTTGGCCTAAAAACCACTCCAAACAGCGTTTACCAGCGGCATAATGGACATACCAAGCATCCGGCTGGGCCGGAAACCAATCAGCCTCCCCTATCTCAGCCCTAACAGGCTTAAACATCATAAACCTATCAGGCGCGGCCACTACATAGGCATTAACTAAGTAGTAGCCTAAGTCCTGCTCAAAGTTGAGGCCATGTTTAACGTAATGAGCCTTGGCTTGCTCAATTGGGGTCAAGCAATTGGAGCTCCAAGATTTATTCTAAATTGAGTGCTATCTACAAACACATTCAAATAGTTGACTCCCTCCAATTCCTCAAAGTTAAACGACAACTTATTACCACCCGCAACAGGAACTCCACTACCGTCCAGAGCTGCGGTGGACAGTCCTACTGTTTTAAATGCGCGGCCTTCTGTGCCTATTGGAAAAATGCCATGACTATCTGGAACCAACATTTTTGCGTTGGTAGTGAGATTGCCGTTTGCCGTAATAGCATTACTGGAAGTGATAGCTCCACCCGTAGCCAGAGTTCCAGCTATGGTTTGATTGCCGGTTACAGTTAAATTACCACTGGCATCCCACGCGGGCCTACCAGTTGAGAGCTTGCTCACCGTAACGCCGCCGTCCTTCACCCTGAGTTTACCACTAGACACCTCCAATGAGAGGTTGTCTGTGGCTCCGGTATCCCCAATGATTGGAACAGCAAACGTAGCATTGTCCACCAAAGCGTTAAGATTGTCGGCAGTGACTTGGTTGCCTGTGGCGAAGGTCTGACCTTTAGATAGGATGGGCATGAGAGTAGTTTATCAGTAGGGAGACGTTGCAAATCTATCAATAATTATTGAATACCTGATTGTTTGCGCCGTTGTCCGTTACGCACGTTCCAGCCCGCGCCGTTCCTCCTGAGTTGTAAAGCTGATTCAAAGCAACAAGCGAGCGATCCGAACCGGAATTAAGCACAATCCCACTGCTCTGTCCCTCCATCTTATTTCCAACAATCGTATGGTTGTCGCTGTCCATTGAAATAGCTACGTCACCAGAACCGCAACGAAGAAAGTTATTAGTGATGGTTGCCCAATCACTATTGGCATTTATGTCAATTCCTGTAAATGATGCGCTTCCGTCTTTGTCAAAATTACCGCTTGTAATGAAACAACGATTGCAATTGGAAACATTAACCCATGAGGCAAGGGCCTTTATATGACAATTTGTTACGTTTAGCTGCTCCTCTACCGTTGTTGTATTCCAATAGATTCCAGTGTTTACCAAAACGAATGTGGATTCAGAAACGGTAACACCCTCCCAAGTATTGCTACCGATAACCCTAATCCCGTAGGCGTGTCCCTGAACATTGACATTGCTTATGTCACAAACAGTTGGTGAGCGATTTACTTCTGGAGCCGTGCTATCCAACAAAATGGCATCTCCGCCATTTGCAACAGAGTTATCTCTCGAAACCGTTCGTATGCTTTTTATTACCGCGTTAGGGCAATTGATTAAGTGTATCGCATCTTTCCAGTATTTTGTAACGGTATATCCCTCAAAAGATATGCGACGAATTTCATAACCAATTGAAGACCCGTTTACGTTTAGCCCCGAAATTTTAAGACCCTTGTAAATACCTTCTTGGCTAGAGCAAATACTAAAATCCTCAACAGTAACGACATTTGATGTGGTTGCGCCTTCTGTTTGAGCAACCGACGCAATGATTTCCACGCCATTACTTGCTGAACTAAAAAACAGTTTAGTAACTCCCGGTCCGTCTCCACGCAAACAAATGCTTTGGGAATTGGTTGTTTGAGTAATGGTCCAAACACCTGCTAGTTTGTAACTAACTGCTGGCGCAGGCATATAAATACAGCCACCCCCATAAGTAAGCATAGCGGTAGCTGCCGCATTAAAAGCCGGTAAATCATTAGTGCTTCCATCACCGGTGGCCCCAAAGTCCTTTACATTAAACACGTCTCCTGCTCTAGCCGCAAACGTCCGAGCAACCGAACCCGTGCCCGTTGGCTTGCTAGTTGCTGCCGATATGTCTCCAAGTGTAAGAGTGATTGCAGGCGTAGTAGTAGGAGTGGCAACGGTGCCCGAAACTCCGTTGGCTGTCACAACGGAAACCGATGTTACCGTCCCGGTTCCACCAGCAGTAGAATTGATGGTTTGATTGGGCCATGAACCACTAATCGTGACATTGGTTCCAGCAACAAGACTTGGGCTGGCAGTTCCCGTACCTCCATTGGCAACAGCCAGAGTTCCGCCAAGAGTGAGCGTGCCGCTACCTGTAATTGGACCACCTGTAAGGGTAAGTCCTGTGGTTCCGCCAGCACCAGAAACACTTGTCACTGTTCCACCAGACGATGGAGAACTATTGGTGACGGTGAAGCTAGGGTAAGTGCCGGAAACGGTGATTCCAGTGCCACCAGTAATCCCCACAGTTTGATCTGGCGCAGAATTTGTAACAGTAAAATTCGGATAGGTGCCAGAGGTTGTAATTCCTGTGCCACCAGACAACGTAACAGTTTGATCTGGTGCGCTGTTTGTAATGCTAAGTGTGCCACTTGATGTAATAGGGCTACCAGAAATTGTTATTCCGGTTCCAGCAGTAGCCGCGACACTTGTAACTGTTCCGGTGAACGCATCGTTGGATGTAACCGTAAAATTTGGATAGGTGCCTGTAATAGCCGTAGTTCCAGCTCCAGTGAGAGAAACCGTCTGGTCAGGCGCACTGTTGGTGATGGTAAAATTTGGATATGTGCCACTAGTGGATATTCCAGTGCTAGCCGTTAAAGCCACAGTTTGGTCGGGCGCGGTGTTGGTGATGTTTATCGTGCCCGAAGTTGTAATGGGGCTTCCCGATACGCTAATGCCCGTGCCAGCAGTTGCGGCCACTGATGTAACAGTGCCCGTAGCTGAATCAGCAGAACTAACTGTAAAGTTAGGGTAGGTGCCTGTAACTGTTGTAGTCCCGGCCCCTGTCAGGCTAACCACTTGATCTGGGGCGGTGTTGTTCACCGTAATGCTTCCGCTAGTAGTGATGGGCCCGCCACTAACGCTAATGCTTGTTCCTGCCGTAAGATTGACGGACGTTACCGTTCCCGTTCCACTTCCACTAGCCGAAATAGACGGGCCATTTGCCGTAGGAGTGATGGTAATGTTCGCTCCGGCCACCAAGTTCACCTTGGCGTCGTCCAACATCTTGTTCAGCCGAATGGCTGTCTCCTTGTTGGAAGCCCAGTCCGTGGACTTGTCCGTGAACGTGTAGCCTTTGTTGATGTCAGACATTAGGAAGCGGAAGTAGTGGAAGCGAACGCAAGCATACCCGTGATTTTGACAGCGCGAACTTTGGGCCTACCCACGGTTTGAGACACAGAAAATTGTGCGCCATAAGCTCGTTTGTTTCCTAAACGACCACGGAAACTAGCATCGTCACCTGAAGCTACAATTCCCAAACTACCATAGCTTTGATTTCCATCCAAGTTTTCTGTCTCCAAAGAAATAGCCAAGTTGGACTCCATATCTGGCGAACTTTCCATGTGAACCTCGTAAGAGTTGAACTTCTTACGGTCCATAGTGCCAAAGGTATATTGACGGGTGGTAAGCGCGGCTTCGATGCTGTGGGTTGTGGAAGCTCCGCCAATGTCCAATGCAAGCGTATCTACGGCTGCTATTCCACTATCAATGAGATGGATGCCGCCAAATTCTGTAATAGCGTAGAGGCTGTTTATGCCGCCCGCGCCTGCTCTAACAAACTCACGGATGTTCCATCCCTGCTGGTTGACAACATCAATGCTTTCCCAGCCTGCATTCAAGAAGTTGTAAATCATCATCTTGTTATTGGCTGTCTGCCCTTTAGCAGTGTAGGCCAAGTAATAACGATTGTTGTGATAGACGCCTACCGCATTTGTAACCAAGGTGGGATCAATGTCCTCAATGATGGGATTGATGGCTTCAGAAAGAGGAACACTTACACCACGAAGGTTGTAAAGATCGTCAAACTCAATGCCATAAACCCCGTTGTCAGAGAGGAACATGATTTTGTTGCCCACCTGAGCAATGGACTTGCGTGAGCAAC